AAACACTAATTTGATTTATAACTTCAGGTTGTTTAAACAAATTATTTCGTTTGTGTGCTATTGTTTAATCTATTGTCGTTTGCAACACATACCACAGATCCAATAGTTTTTAAATAGATTCCCGAGGTAATTGAAAAATTTGCAGGACCAGAAAATGGGCCCTAGAGGGAATATATTTGGAGAGACTACCCAGTCTTTAAATGGAAGGGATGTCCATCCTAAATGGACATAGTGGTACGGACGCTATATCCCCACAAAGTTCCAGTATAGCAAAGGCATTAGGCCGCCCCTATTTTTCTTACCATATAAACCCCGCATGATTAGTGAAGGCAACACTAACCAAAAAATCCAACCCCGTCGAAGTATGCGTATATCACGGGGCCCCTCTAAGAGCGCCGAAGTTGGCGTAAGTGGAAGATCCACAAAGAATAAGAGTGCCGAAGCTGGCATTAATGGCAAAACGAGGAGGATTAATAGGATCAAGAAGCAACAGAGGAAAGGTGGAGACACCCTAGGATCTGCTCTTGATGAGGTCGCCCGGTTACGTGCTGAAATTGATGTGATGAAGCAACGTGAATCGGAAAGAAGGGAGGATGACTGTGCGTGTACAGTTGTCGATTGTGGCGACACAATCGTGTTATCACCAACGCCTATACCAACCCCAATTTCTCCAAAATCCAAGGAGTCATTGGTATATAAGAAACAGGACGAGTATGGAGACTGCGTCCTTGATGTTTCAGGTAACGAACATCTTAAGTTCTCATATTTGAGATCTGTTTCTTTTAGAACAAAGCTGATTATTTTTGTGGTTACGTTAATAGCCATTCTTATAATGAACTTACTAGCCGTAGCGATTGTGCCGGTACTAACGCTTTATTTGGTGGTCATGATGATCGGTTACGATTTAGGGATGTTATTCTTTGCCCTATTATTTGTCCGTAATTTGATCATGATCAAAGAACAGTCGTTCGATGAGATCGAATTTTCTCGGGCCATGACAGCTGACAATAGATCAGATGCCATGTCGCTAGAGGATCTTAAACATAGCGATGCTAAGTATGCCACTGTGTGCTTTAGGAGTTACATAGGTTTACGGTTGTTATCGTTCGATCTTCCATTGAACCCATACATTAAGCTACCATTCAGAGTCCTTCATGATACACGAGAAGTTGTTTCCATTGAATTATTCTTTCAGACCCTTATTCCACGAAATATATTACGTGGTGACGAGGAGAAAATTGTAATGAAAAACATTGAGAATACACTTCAGAAATGTATGACTGTGAATATTGACAAGAGAGAGGTTCTAGCCTCTAGATGTTCATCGAGAGCCACTGCTTCATTAGCTTTTGCGTGGTTTATGCATCTAGAACAAAGGCAAGAACAGCTCCCTTTTCCCGACGACCCACATGGTTTGTGAAGTATCTATATGGTTATAGGTACGGGGAAGTTGTGTTACCTGCTTTAAATCGGGTAAAACAAGACGCCAAGATGATCTTGCGCCGCAGCTTTTTCGCTTGCAGAGAGTGGATTCGTAAACCGATGAAAGTCAACTTAGGTTGTGCACTCTTTGGGTTTGCGAACCCCCATCCCGATAACCAAGATGCTCTCACAGCAATGTGGGGAGTGATGAAACGTTTCATACGGAAACCTCCTGAACCCGATAGGTGTTTGCGACGAAAGTTCAGGAAGTTCGTTTTGGAGTGGTGTAAGACCAACCTTATGCCTCTTTCTCCAGATGTAGACGTTTCTTTTGAGAGTTGGATAGAACAAGTGCCATATCCTTTATGGAAGAAAGAAAAACTTAGACGTACTTACGAGAAAATCCAGAATTGGAATAATCCTAAGTGGTGGAGAGTTCTTTCATTTGTGAAGGATGAGCCGTATACCGAATACAAACACGCTAGAGCTATTAATTCTCGAACGGATGAATTTAAGTGCCTTATTGGTCCTTGGTTCAAGCCAATTGAGAAAGCTCTGTTTAGTTTGCCATGGTTCATCAAGAAAGTTCCTGTCGACGAGAGACCTTCGTACATTATGAATTTAGTCGGTCGTAATAATGTGGTTTATTACGCTACTGATTATTCTGCCTACGAAACTCACTTCGATTCAAACATGATGCGGGACTGTGAGTTCATTTTATATGAACACATGGTTCAGGCGGTTCCGGATAGAAACAAGTTTCTTTTCTTTTTAAAGAAAGTACTTGCCGGTGTCAACACTTGTGAGTTTAAAAATTTTGTCGTAAAGTGTAATGCAACAAGGATGTCAGGAGAAATGAACACGTCTTTGGGAAATGGATTCTCTAACCTTATGTTCATGCTATTTATGTGTGAACAGAACCAATGTAAGGATGTAGTTGGTGTCGTTGAGGGTGATGATGGTCTATTCTCGATGCGTGGGACTCCGCCATCAAAGGAAGATTTCGCGCGCCTCGGCCTTATCGTCAAAGCTGAGGTTCATCAATATCTCGAAACAGCTTCGTTCTGTGGATTGATATTTGATACAATTGACTTGAGAAATGTTACGGATCCAATTGAAGTTCTTATGGATTTTGGTTGGGCTAGTGGTCGTTATTCGGCTGCTGGCAAACGTACCCAACTTGAGTTGATTAAAGCAAAATCTCTTTCTCTGATGTATCAATACCCAGGTTGCCCAATTATAAGTTCGTTAGCTCGCTATGGACTTAGATGCACTAAGGGGGTGAGAGTTGGAAAGGTACTGTCGACGATGAATCAATGGTACAGAGAACAACTCTTGGAAGCTTTGCGACATAAGGCAAAAATTAACGTATCTGTCGGAGACAGGACTAGGCAGTTAGTTCAGGATAAATATGGTATCTTGGTACGTGATCAAATAGATATAGAGCGATATCTAGATGGTCTCACTCAGGTTGAAACTCTGATCATTCCTGAGGTAGAATTTTATTGTCATAAGGACGCGTCTCATTACTGGGTAAACTACCAAAGTAGTGGTAATGAGATTGATAGACCACTTTTGCCGCTGGCCAGGATAAAGTGGGATATACCTAAGATTAGAGAGTATGCAAATGCTCCTAGTTAGC